TCCTTTTGATCTATTCATAATATAATATATTTTATTATATTATAGTTACATAATAACGAGAAAGGTTAGCACCTAAATAAAAATAGCCACTCCTATTGGGTGGCTATTTCTACTAGCTTAAAGATTGTTAATTTAATCTTTTCTCTATATTTTGATATATTTCCATACCTTCGTCAGTTTTAAACCAATGAGCTAAAGCTGTATATGGATGCTCATCAAATGGAATTGTCATTACTTTCCTACCATTAGAGCCCCATAGAAAATTTCTTTGATCAGAAGATAATCTTAGTATTCCAGCTTCAACAGCTCTGATACCAAAGTTTCTCAACATCACATTTTCATCATCCGCTAACTCTAAGAATAGTTTAGGATTATTTCTAGCAAACACTAGTAAATCACGTCTAAGTTCCTTAGAACTCAAGTCTGATACCTTAGAACCAACTTCTACTCTCATAATTGCTTCAGCCATATCGATATCTATATTTCTAGCTGCAGTTAACGCATCAACTTGCATTTCTAAAATGTCAATTTCATCAGCCGCTAATTCAGCTGGTTTAAATTCTTCGTATAACTTATCTTTATGTGGGTGATATATGGATAATAGTTTTTGTAAAACTGTTTTTTCTTTAGGTACAAATAGTTGTCCAGATCTAAAAATAATATGAGCTAATCTTTGATCACCTTGCATTTCATCAACAAATGGTGTTCTTTGATTTTCACAGTATTTTAATTCTCTTTCATAACCCTTTTCTTTATCGAAGTAATATACACCCGTGGATTTAACTGATCTTGATAGTGGTTTTCTTCCACCTTTTAAAAGATATACTCTATCTTTTATTTCCCATTCATCTGATGGTTTTAATATTTCTCTTTTAGGAGATTCAACCACTGGCTCTTTAACCACTGGTTCTTCAACTATTGTTTCTTCAATAGCCACTGTTTCTTCAACTATAGGTTCTTCAACCTTAGTTTCTTTCTTTTTCTTTGCCATAATATAATATATAATATAATTAATAAATAAAGATAAGAGGAGCGACTTGCGCTCCCCCTAATCTTAATCAATTTACTTCATTAACATAAAGTTGTTTGCACCTTGTGTGATTAAACATCTTTCTGATAACATGTGAATTTGCATTGCATCAAGTGCTGATGTAGCAGCTCCAACAGAACCAGTAACCCAAGTTTTCATCTTTCGGTCATCAGTTTGAGAAGCTCTATATCTAACGTGTAAGAACGGACGTTTTAGGTTTTTACCTAATTGTTGATCATACACAGTAGATGTACCAGCAGGAATTATAACACCTCTAATTGCATTAGCTGTATTAGCAGCATTAATACCTCCTCTTGTAGCCTTGTCATTTAAGTATCTCATATCAGATTTGTAGAAGTCATAAGAACCTCTTCTAAATCCTGAGAAACCTAAGTTTAATGCCATATTCTCGTCGTTGTCGAATACTCCGTAAGAAGTACCTCCAGCTCCGTAAGAATTCATTGAAGCAAGCATATCATCTATTGCAAGAGACGTAGCTCTATTAACAAACATCATGTTTTCTTCAATAGCACCTTGATTATCGAACTCTGCTAAAATAGCATCGAATTCAGCTAAATCAGTAGCAGCATTAACACCGGTTACACCAGAAGTTAAATTACCTCTTGCTTCAATAGCTGCGAATAAACCTTCAGTACCAACAGAGTCAGCACCTGCAGCAGATCCAGCGATTACAGATGTAGCACCATCAAGAACAGAAGAACTATCATTTAGTTCACCTTCTAACATAGCCATCTCAATGTGATCAGCGAATCTTAATCTAGTTTCAGATTCAGCTTTCAAATACCAAAGATATCCACTTTGTCCATCTTCAGCAGTAACTTCAACCCAACCAACTCTAGATGCATCAGAACCTGATACTTCGTAGTAGTCTTTCATTATAATCGGTTTGTTTTTGAAAGTCGTAAATCTTGGTTCATTAGCGCCTCTTTGATCAAGAGCAGCCGTAGTACCAGCACCGGCAGTGTATGCCATACCTTTACCATATTCAGAGCCATAAACTAAAATAGTTGTTGCTAATGAAGATGTTGCAGATAGTTGAGCAGCACCTCTATCATAAGGTGAAACTTCAATTGTCGTTGTAGAAGGAACTTTAGTTACTAAACACTTAACAATACCGTTAGTATCATCAGCTACTATAATAGTATCGTTAACTCTAATACCATGACCATCAGCGTGTAGTGCTTGACCATCAATATCTTGACCAACTGTGATAATAGAAACGTTTGTACCGTTTACCTGTGTTCCACCAGAAGCAATACTAATATTTGCTTTGTAAGATAAATGTAATCTACTTTGTTCCGACCAAATAACTTGATCAGCTTGCATAGATTCTTCAGCCCCAACCTGAGATAAGAAACCTGAGATAGTTCTATTACCGAACACTTCAGCTTCTTTCTCCATTAGGTCTGGTACGTATTGTTGACCCCAACCAGCCGAGGTTGATAGGTCTAGATAGTTTGTACTTAACGTCTGCTTCTTTGGAGCAGGCGCGCTGTTCAAACTAGGTCCAGGAGTAATTGCCATAATTAATTTGTTTTAAATATTTTTAATTCTTTTTTCTAATTTTAAAAGACCTATTTCTAATTTCAGCAGCGGAGTCCCCCAACACTCTATACTTAACTCCTCCAACATTTGTTTCACCATGTGTTTTTCTAGGATCAGTATTTATATTTTTATTTTTAGCAACTTGACTTTTTATTGCATCAGCTTTACCTTGTTGGTAAAAATGATTAGCAATTTTATCAGCGTTCATTGCTGTAAATAAAGATTTGTGATAACCACCAGCATCATCAATACTAGATTTATCTTCGCCAACAAACTTGTTGACAAAATTATTAATATCACTTTGTGTTTGTTTTACTTTGTCCACATCTTTAATGTTATATCTAAATATTTTGTTACCAACTTTATATTCAAAACCTTTGAATTTGTGGTGAAAAACTTTAGCAGTTTTAACTTTAAAATCTGCAGCACTTTCTTTGGACAACTTCTGTTGCTCTTTTTGGTCTTTATTGTATCTATTAAAAAAATCAATAGCTTTTTGTTGTTCTTGAGTCAACTTTGACCCAGCTTTGATATCTTCATAGTATTTAGACTTTTGCCCGTCTAGATAGGCTTTAGCCTCGGCAACTTGCTCTTTGAGGGCTATTTTCTTTTTACGAATAGTTTTCTCATCGTCAATATCTTCGTCAATACCAAATTTATCTTCCATTAAAAAAGATCTTTCTTCTGGTGTTAAATGTGATTTAGTTTGTCGATAATATTCTTCTAATACGTCAGAGTCATCTAATTCATTAATGTCTCTGTTTAGATTAACGTAGTCATTTATATCACCACCCGTTTCTTCCATAAAATCTACAAGTTTTTGTATACTCTCTGGTAGTGGTTTTCCAGTTTTCTCAGCTTCTTCAATCGCTTCTTCAACTTCCTCTTTAGCTTCGATAAGATCTTTCTCTGTAATCTCTTCTAAAGGTGGAAGTTCATCTTCTGATGTCTCTTCTTCAACTACACCTGGTTCTTCATCAACTACGTCCACCTCTTCTTTTTTAGCGGGTTCCTCTTGTTCAACCTCTTCACTTTCTTGAGTTGGTGGATTATTTAAATCTATTTTAATAACACTATCATCTCCAGCACTATCAAATTTAGATTCATCTACTTTGTTTTCTACTTTTATATCAGCAACCTCTTCTACGGGTTGCTCAGTTGTTTCTTCAACAACTTCTTTGTTTTCTTCTGCCATAATAAAATTTTATAAAATATTAAATATTAACGAGAGAACTTTTCCATATTGGCTCCCCCTGTAAGTATATCATTACCTGATGATTCAAATTTTTTAGTGGAATCACCCTGTTTTCTTTGCTCTATCATATCTCTTTGATGAGCCGCTTGTCTATCAACTCGCTCATCTTTTCTATCTTCTTTTGTTCTATCATCTTGAGCTTTACTTTGAGCTTGCATTACGTTTAATCTAGAATTTAGATCAAATTCATATTGCATTAATTCTTTTTTAGAAGCAACTTCTTGTTGTAAGTACTGAACAGCATTTTGGTGTTTAACTTGCTCTAACTGTGCATCAGATTGTGTTTTAGCTTGGTTCTTTTGAATCTCCGCTTGTGCTGCCGCTTGTTGTTGTTGAGAATTTGCTTGAGCTTGAGCTTGAATATTCTGCTGTTGCATGTATTGATCTCGCTCCATTTTCTTTCTTCTTTTAACTTTCAAAAGTTGATTAGCAAGTTTAACATTTCTTATCTCACGTAAGTCTATTGCATCATCTAAATCTATTGATTGTTGAGATAAAGCTATTTGTATGTTATTCTCTAGTATTGCTTTTTCTTCATCATCTGGTAATAATTCTATAAATATACCAAAATCATATAAATACAAATCCTTTATTTCCTCTAATGTTGCAACATTATGAGAACCTATAGCTTGTATAAAAGCATTTTTAGTTGGAGAATATTCCACTATATCAGCTATACGCAACGATAAACACTCAGCAACCTCAGCTGTTATAAATAACATAGAGTTTAATACGTGTCTAGTCGCTGTGTTTGAATTGGCAGCTGCTAGTTTTTGAACACCAACTAATGCATTTGGATCAGGAGTTGAACCATCTCTAGCCTCGTTTAATCCAGTTACATCTCTTATCATCTGTAAGTAATAGTTGTAGGTTGTAATTAAACTCTGTATCTTATTACCTCCAGCACCATTCTGTATTTGCTGTATTGGTACTTTACCAGGATTCATATCTCCCTCAGACGTAAAGCTTCTACCTATAACACTACCAGTTTGGAAGAACATGTTAAGTGCTTCTTGTGGATTGTAGTTTGTTCCGTTGCCCAGATCAATTTCAGCTATTCCATCAGCGTCTAAGTAAACACCATCTGGCACCATTCTTGCCATTACTTGCTGTAGCTTTAAATGAGTTAATTGAATCATATCAGCAAAACCTGTTATTCTACTAACTATAGATTCAATTTTTCCATCATACATTCTAGGAGCTACAATTTGATAACTCATTTTAACTCTACTAAAATCAGAGTCCGATCTCATCATGTTATCTGCCATCTTCCACTTTAATAGTTTGTTGCAGCCTATAACATAAACACCTTCATAAAGAGTTTCAACTACTCTTTCTAATCTACTAAAATCTCCCTCCATGTTTTCAACAGGTGGGTTAAACGTATCATCTTTTTCAATTACCTTTTCTCCTCCAGCGGTAGTCTTCTTTAATTTATAAACATCGTTCATGTGTGTTTTATAATTAAAGTATAGGACACTGACTTTATTTTTATCTCTACTTGGATCGTGAATTAATGGATCTTTGTGATCTGCTATTTCTCTTATGTCTTCTTCTGTTAATTCTGGAAATTCTTTAACTAATTCGTTTATTGGTATTTCTTTAACTTCACCAACATAATATATGTCATCAAAATAAGGTGAATCTGTATGTGACCAAACTAAATTAGCTGGATCAACATACTTTACTCTAGCCCCGTCATTCCAATCAAATGTGGTTTTTGTAGCACCTATCCCACAAGTTGTCAAATCATACAAGCATCTTTTTCTAACTAAATCATAATCACTACCTTCTAATAAAACATTAATAGCTTGCTCTTCTGCTATTTCAACAGCTTGCTTGTAGTTTAACTGCATATGTAATGCTAGTTCTTCTTCCGTATCTGGTAATGTTTCAACATCATTCTCATATAAATCTATATCAAAATTAGCTTTTACTTTATTGTTAAACTCTTTAGACCTCATGTCTCTAAGCATAGATTCCATGTATTCTGTTCTTCTGCTAACTCCATATTCATCTTGTGAAAAGGCATTTACATCAAAAGTTCTTTCAGCCATTCCGTTTACAACAATATCAACAAACTTAGGGATAATTGGAACTGGTTTCCAATCTAAGTTTAAATAAGATAAATCACCCC